CGAGCCAGTCGGTTGAAAGAGGAAGAATCAACAGCATGTTGACACATGACCCCATTACCCTCTCGCACGAACTCCTTCAGGGAAGGCGGGCGGAAGGACTTCAAGTTCCCTTCTTCGGTAAGAAGGGCGTAAGCTTCGCAGAACACGAAGCCTATCCTAGACCTGAAGCTCTTTCCCTGATGGAGTTCGCTTCCTATTCCAGAAGCTCTCTGGGCGTAGGAAGCAACGTTATCCGGGTGTGTGATAGCGGCAAGATCATCTCCGCAGATAATCCTGCGCGAGCCGAGTCTATCACTCATCCAGTGATTGAGGATCGACAATATCGAGAAACTGCATGGAGTACCCATAAGGGTTCCACGCATTTTCGGGACGTTAATCGTTTCCCCATCCTCATTCACGGGATAACGTTGTTGCAACTCCAGCCACGCTCGCTTCGTGAGCTGCGACCGGTCGTACCGGACATAATGCACGTCATGACCAACTCCGAGATTAGACTCGAGTTGGGACGCAAGGTGCGAGGGGAAACCCGCACGCCTGAGTCCTTTGACGACAGCCAAGATGGCATCATGTCCGAAACCGTCGGTCGCCTTGGTAAGGTCTGCCGAGAGGTAGACCCGACCAGGCACGAAACCGCCAAGTCGCTGAAGAATTGCCTCTTCCGTATGCGGAGCATATGGAAGGATCTGAGGTATTCTCGCGACGAGGGCGGGCCAGAGGACTTGGCGAACCAAGTCACCCTGGGCGAACACTGCGGCTGGAGGGAGGGTAAGGACTCTAGCCTTCATCCCCAACTCGGCCACAACCGAAGCGTGATGAACCACCTTGGACCCTACTGCAGAACGCAACAAATGCGCGGTTGCGAACGCAAGGTTACGTTCTGCACTGACAGATGTAGGGTACATGGTGAATTTATCACTACGGATGCGGTGTTGGGTCGCGTGCTCGAAATGAGCTGCAAGCTTGGAGGTTTCATAATGTTCTCCGTCGGTTCCGGTCCTACCGCCCCTGGTAAGACCTTTCCCAACGCCACGCCAACCTGCGCGGGCATGTTCTGCGAGAACACCATTGAAACCACCATCCTTACGGCTCTTCTCGACCACTGCGGCAGCAGACGAAGGCGTAGAGTACGAAGACGTTTGTTGGAACGCTCCCTTCAGGAGCGAGCGGACATGTTCCTCAATGCTCTCAAGCAAGAACTTGGGAGTAACATGTCGATCCTGAAGGTTGAAAGCGTGCGCGGAGACAGCTTCTTTCTTCATCTCATCACTGGCTGCTGGGAGAGCACGGCTGAGCCTAGAAAAGGCCAGCTTACCTTTAACAGTGAGTCGATGATTGAGGAAAGAAAGAAGTCGTCGCGGGAAATGGTGAGTAGCAGGGAGAGTTGCACGACGGCCCTCAAGTGCCGACGTCCGCAGGGCGTTACAAACGTCCTTGATGGATCGTGCAGTCTGCTCCCATCCCATGCGATCGCTCGCAAGGGATACCCACTTTCGAATTTCCCACGCACCCTTTCTTGTTCCAACACCACAAGAGATCAAAGCGCACCAAGTAGCTTCCCAAAGCTTCTTGGTGTGCACCGGCATCCGACGACTAGGGACCTTCCGTTGAGGTCTCCTCCTACCTGCCACTTTCATGGTAGGCTTGGGAGAGCTCTTCGGAAGAACACCCTTAACCGTCACAAACGGGTACGCTGCTAGGCGAACTCGCATGATCTTATCAAGG